AGAGGAAAGGGAGAGAAAGAAAAGCGTAGTGGCTTGGCTAGAAGAACCTAAGCTATCAGAAGCCTATAAACAAAGGCTTTGAGAGAACAACAAAAAAGAACGCCTAAAAATCAAAGAAAAGATAAAAAAATAATAAAAAGTGTATTATTCATAGAACTTATAAAGGTATAAAAAGAGATAAGAATATAAATAAAAAATAATTTATATTATCTATTGCATATAAATATATATTTATATATAATAGTGTTATGTTTAACAATAAGGAGAATATAAACATGGAAACAATGCAAACAATATACAACATGCTAATAGAGGATACTGGAACTCATATATTAGATAGTGGCGGTGATAGTAACAGACACTGGCAAAAGAATAAAAAGAAATCTATAAAAGATTTTATTAATGAGCCTTATGAAACTATAGAAAGTGATGGAGAGTATAAATATTATTCAAGATCATTATTTCATCATTTAAATGAAACGTGCGAATACCTAGAACAAGAAACAAAAGACTTTAATAATTGGGTTAAACAAGATTTATATAATTATGACAATCCAAATGGTAGAGCCTTTAACTGTTTATATGATGCACAAGATTATTTAATTAATAGATATGATTATGATTTTTCTACAGAGAATACATGCAACTTTGAAAATGATTTAAATCAAGGGGTTATGTATGTTTACAATTGGGATTGCGACATCATCGCATTGTCAATACATAACGGTGCGGATTGTAGGGGTGGTTATACTGATTTTAAATTATTTAGAATAGATGAGTCATTTCATTACATGTCAACAGAAGTTGATGAGATAGAGGTGGCGTAATGAAATACAAACTAATAATAAAAAACGGAAATCTTAAAGGCTTTGTAGCCTTTAGGGGTTCTTGTCTTGCAACTATGCTAGATAAATATAAACGCCTACATAACGAGGGGCATAAACTAAAATTAATAAGGGGTAAATAATGAAACAACTAGAAGAATATAAGATCATAGACTGGGCATATAATAGAATGTTTCATCACAAAACATTTAAATGTATGTATGAAGCATGGGATTTTATAATGGAGAACTGTCAAGAAGATGAAGACGAAAACGGAGATTTCGCACAAGACATATTCGTTGTTCCTGTCAACACTAGATGTTATGCAAACGGTTACTGGAGCAGTAGCAATTAATTAATATTTAATCCAACCAACAAAGGGCGGTATCATTACCGCCTTTTTTATGCCTTGAATATATAGGAGAGCCTTAGAGCCTTTCTAAGACGTTTTAATATTAAAGCTATGTTTTACTATGTATATATATTTATATTGTAATAGACGGCTTCTCCGTGCCTTGTTTTTTTCTTTGTTGCTTCTTTTTGTTTCTGTTGCTTCTTTTTTTTCCTTGCGGTGATTTTTTGATTCAAGATATAAATTTGCCTTGATTATAAATTTGCCTTGATTATAAATTTGCCTTGATTATAAATTTGCCTTGATTATAAATTTGCATCAAAACAGTATTTGCATCAAAACAGTATTTGCATCAAAACAGTATTTGCCTCGATCTTAAATTTGCCTTAAAAATAAATTTGCATTTAGGTATTGTGTATTTATATATTTTTATATATAATAGGTTTATGTTTAATAAAAGTAAGGAGTTATAAAACATGAGTAAATCAGAATTTATGTTAGATGTTTACGATAATCTAATGAAAAACACACAATATAAACCAACAGACTTTTCAAAGTCTAAAGAAGATTGCTTTATGGAATGTGATAAAAACATAATTCATATTGGCGATTTTGTACTAGAAGTTAAAACCTATAAAGAGTATGAGGAGGCACTATGAGTAAAGAAAAAATATATGAAATTGGCTTTGATGATAAATACATGGGTAACAATGAGGGCGAATGGTCTGCATGGTTTCTAAGTGATTTGCTTTGTTTGTTTAATGGTCATGTTGTAAGCACTTCTAATAACTATGTAGAGGTTGCTACAGATGATTATAAAAAAAGAATTTGCGTTTTTGTTGATAAGCGTAAATTTATAAATTTTATAAATTGGGATGATATGGATAAATATATCTATACACAAAAAGATTATTTAGCCTTTCAAGGATTTTGTACTAAATACAATCTTAAATATGAGGAGTGGTGTGATGAGTAAAAAAGAACTAAGAGAAGCTGTAGAAGATAGGCATAAAAGTTTAATGATTATGAATATGCTAGATTCTGAAGTGTATGTATTAGATGAGTTCTTAGAGGATTTAAGAATATTATCTAAAGTAAAAACATTTAAAGAAATTTGTGAAATGAATTCTTTAGATTATAGAGAAGAGATTAAACATTTAAAACAAGGAGTAAAAAATGAATCTAACTAAAAAACAAATAATAGAAAAACTTAAAAGCATACAGCATGAAGTTGATAACATCTTTAATGAGAGACTAGATAGGTTTGATACTGAATTGTTAGAGTTTCGCAAAGAGCCTGAGCCTGATTATGGTTATATATCGTTTTTAGGGCATGAGGTTTATGAGGCTCAAAGAGTTCAAAAAATAATTTTAGAAATAATAGGAGAAGAAGATGGAGATTAAATTAAACAGTTGGGATATGAATGAAGCTATACAAGATTATTTAAAAAAGAAATTTTCTTTAGATGTTGATATGAACGATTTAAGTGATTATCCATGTATAGAATATACTGAATATCAATTTGCATATAAAAAACATAAGAACGGAAAACTAAAAAAATGCAAAGACGGATATTCTATTGTTGACCATGAAAACAGCAAACATGAAACTAAATATGCTGAATTAGGAGATGGTTGTTCTATTAGTTTCTACTTAGATTAAATTTGCGGTAAAGGTAAATTTGCCTCTATGGTAAATTTGCCTTTATCTTAGAACTTGTTTAACCCTTCTAGCAAACTGTTTATTTACTTCTTTATAAAAATTATTCTGTACTACCTTCTGAGATAACTTAAACCAATCAATGAACTTTCTATGTCTAATAAATGGCGTAAAGGCTACAAGCAAGTCTAAGCCACCTCTACCCTTTCTCCCTTGTCTTTCCCATATACCATATACTTTTGATCCTTCTCCTTTAGGTACCCCAATAAAACGAGAGCCTTTTCTCTGAGACTCTTTAGTCTTATCCAGTCTTTTTAATATACCTCTTTGAGTAACAATGTTACCAAACTGGTTTCTCCTAGCCATTCCATCATCAGTAGGAGATGGATAACTTTGACTTCTAGCAGGTTCGTTTTCTCCAGTATAGATATAATATAAAAACTTAGTAGCATAACTCTTAACCCTAACTGTAACCTTTAGACCTCTCTTGTTAGGTTTAGCAAACTGAGACATTACAATAGCGGTTATAGATGTTTTTCTAGGTTTTTCTAGTTTTCTAAGAAGCATCTCTCTTTGTGCATTGACAACTTTAGCACCAGTATAATTCATGCCTTCGCTTAGAACTTTGTTGAAAGTCTTATGTTGTAAAACGTCCATTTTCTTTTGGAGTTTCTTTAGATCAGTTTTTACTTGTATATCCATATTTGCCTTAATACTAAATTTGCCTTAATACTAAATTTGCCTTAATTATAAATTTGCCCAAGGGCTTTTTTTATCAAACTTTAAACCATTCTCATTAGCCACTTTGAGAATAGTCGATTTGCTTTTACCCAAAGACATTACCACTTCATTCAGTGATTTGCCTTTATCGATTTGCCTTTTGAGTTGTGAAACATCAATTTGCGGTTTATTGCTCATTATAGGTTCTCGTAATGTTCTTTTAATTTATTAATATACCAAATACTTTTCTCTAAGTCTTGAATGTTAGAGTCTTTATATTTGTGTCTATGAAGGTACTTTATGGCATTACCCTCTAGGTATGAAGGGAAATTTGCACCTAACTGTTGTTTTATGTAGTCGATACACTCAAATTTGCCTTTATTGTAATGTGGTGGTTTATTTACTAAATCACTCATTTGCCTCTCCTTATTATTTCATTCTTACATTTTTGTATGATCTTTTTCTTAGCACTAGATGATTCAATGTAATCATTAAGCTCTGAAAGTGTCATACACTTTAAATAGTAATGTTCTGTTGTTGTTTTACCTGTAGCCCTATCTCTGATCTTGGCACTAGGTTTTAGTTTTATCGGCATCTTTTTTCTCCTTTTTCTTTTTTCCAAATATCTTTTCCCAATTTGCATCTAACTTCTTAGAATCTTCAGGTCTACGCTTTGAGCCTTTGCCTCCGTGCCAGTTAGACATAATCTACTCTTTGTATATTGACTGATTTATCTAATTTGCTTAAAAGCTCTTTAGCTTTCATAAAGTCATTAGGAATACATCTTAATAATTCTTCTATGCTAAATATCATAATATCCTTTTCATTCTTATGTATAAGTTCTAATACTGGCTTCTCATCATCAGTATCACATATCAAAGCAGTCTTTTTATCAAGCGTAAAACATTTTGCATTTGGTTGAATCATAATATATCCACTTTCTTCGCATTTGATATTTAATTGTTCATAAGCTCTTAACATCATTTCTACCATTGCAATTTGCTTTTTAGGTGGATCTTCTCGTAAAGATGTTTTTAACAACTGTTCTGCTTTTAAAAACTTAATCTCAAAGTCAACACCTACCATCTTATAGATTCGTTTAAGATTACCCCACTTAACTCTTGTTTCAGTTTCGTGAATTCTTAATTGTTTTAATTTATCTTTTAAAGAATCATCTAAATAAGTATTCATATATTTATCTCCTTGTGCGTATACATTTAAGTGTGCATGTGTGTAGTCCTACGGACTACTACACACACACACACTCAAATAATGTATCAATACACACACACACACACACACACACACTCGCACACTCTATCCATTATTTAACTCATAATCATCATATAATCTAAACTCTGATAGCCTGTAACCCTGCTTTCTTACAGTGTTTTTGTCTCTTTTTGCATGTATAACTACACCAGCATTTTCTAATCTTTTAAGCGATCTATTGATAGAATCACGATTAATTTCATTACCAGTAGTGTTATATACCGCTTGATGTCCAAAATCATCTGCTGTAAACCATTCTTCTTCAGGTTTTGGCTTATCTTTTGCTAGAAAATACATAAGAGAAGATATCTTTTTATCTTCTGCTTCGTTTACTGCATCTTGTATATCATCATCAGAATCATCATCGTCAGTCTCAATTAATAATCCTGAAGTAACATCAAGACCTTCACCGATAACAGTCTCTTCATGAAAAATAAAGCTCTTATCAGTCATGCCCATTCCATCTTTGTTTTTGGTTTGTTTCATCTTGACAAACATTTGCTTCTCACCATCAACAGTATTGTCTTTTCTCTCAACCATAAACTCACCATCAATAGAAGCATCAAGAACAGAACTACCTCTAGCCCTACCTTTATTACCTCTGCCAGTATGATGAACAAGCAATACAGTACAATCAAAGTCATGAATCAACTGATCAGCAGCTTTGACAAACTTATTGACCTCTTGTGCTGAGTTCTCATCGCCTGAGAAATTTCTTTGAAACGTATCGAAAATAATTAAACCGATTTGCCCTACTTCTTGTTTCAGCAAGTTAATTTCAGTCTCTAGCTTCTCATATTCTTCTGCTTCATTAATTCTTGATCCTCTGTTAGATAAAAACAAGGGTGCTTCGGTAAGACTGCCACCATATTTGCTTTGATGGAATACTGCGAGCCTCCTCTTAATGCCACTCACTCCCTCCCCTGCAAGATAGACTACAGGTGCTTTTTTTGCCTTATGTCCATAGAAATCACTGCCTCTTGCTACAGCACAAGCCATGGCTATCGCAATAAACGATTTGCCTGATTTGGGAGCACCGAATACTGTTATTAAGCGGTTGCGTTCGAATACTTCGGTTATAAGCCAATCAGGGTTCGTTACCTGCGATAGAACATAGTCGGCTCTGTCAAAGCGTAAAGCACCTTTGGGTAGCTTTACTTTTTGTTTATCAACAAAGCCAATAAATTCATCTGCTGATTTAAAATAACCCCTATCATAAGCATCATAAAGATCATCCTTCTCATTGAATTCTTCAGGTGGCTGTATGATTCTAATGTTTCTACAACCCTCTTTTCTTAGGTGTTCAGCTAATTGGTCAGCACATTCCTTACCTGCTTTATCATTATCAGGAAATATCCATACTTCTCTTTTTAATATGGGTTTCCAATCTGCCTTCTTCCAGCTATTAACTCCACCATGCCAAGTACAAGAATCAAGTTTATCTCCAATTATTTGCTCACAGCCTCTTAGAGCCTTCTCTCCCTCATTTATTACAATTGGCTTAGTAGGGTACTTGTCCGTATAATAAATTGGCATGAGAGGGCTGTCAGGACGCTTTAAAGCCCATAAACCATCAGCACCTAGTGTAAAAGGTGCATATTTCTGTTTTATGACATGACCTTCAGGAAATCTAAGAACCATGAAATTATCATTGTACTTTAGGCTAACAATTGACTGTTTATACAAATCAATCATTTGTTCTCTAGTGAATGACCTAGCACTACTTGTGGCTTCAATTTTAGGGGGGTTGAAACCACTTAATAAGGAGTCATTTGAATGTAGTGCTAAGTCATAACCAAACTGTTTTAAAACTGTATTTACATCTTCATTGAGATGTTTAATTAAATCTATTACTCCCCCACCGACTCCTTGTTCGTGATCGTAAAAAGTCCCCTCTGATAGATTAAGAGCCATAGACCCCTTGCTACCCCATCTAAGCTCGTTAGATGAGGTTTTAGTGGGTTCTCCTAGTAGTTGCTTGGCAACGTCAGGTGCTATTCTTATCCAATCTATCTGTTGCATCAGAATGGAATATCATCGTCTGACAATTCATTCTTATCAACCATCTCCTGAACTTTGTCAGCAAGACCAGCATTAGGGTCTTTAAATGTGTCCTCAACAGCATCATCATCCTTGTCATAAAATGCTGGGATAACAAAGTTATCAAATCTTGGAGCAAACTTAGAAAACTCAAAAGATAACTCTGATGACCTTCCTATGCCCACCTGTATTTCTTTTGAGCCTTTATACTCAACTACAGGTAAAGAATTGCTATTTGCATCCATTTGATTCCAAAAGCTACTTAGTATCTTATTGAAAGCACTTGATTCAGCAAAAGTGAATCTACTCCAAATAAGTGCATGGTCATGTCCGTGAGGCATAACACAACAACTAAATGCTCTTTTCCAATCATCAGCAGGCTTAGGACTCGCTTCTCCAAACTTGGAATCCCATTGATACTGATACTCACCAGCATACCTACCCCAACCGCTTTTAAATGTTGCAGGGTCTAACTGCAAGTATTTAAAATCAATTGCTGTTTGCCCATTAACAAAAAATTGTTGATCGGCTGTTTTAAAAGCAAGATAAACTTGCTGACTATCGCTGGTATTCGACATACCGCCTAAAATATCCATAATACTCTCCTATGGTTAATGTATTGTTTTATCAATACTGTTTAAGTAATCAGTCTCAAGTTGGGTGTAACACCTTTCCTTAAAACTGTAATAATCCTCATCATTAACTATGCCAAATACTTCGCAAGCTAATGAGATTCTTTCGTAGGACTTCCTACAAAACTCTTCAAAATCTTCTTCAAGTAGATAACTGTTTAAATCCATTTGCCTTTTGTAAGATTTCATCTAACCTTTCACATATTTCTGATAGAGGACATAAGTATGTGCATTGCCAATTTGCAGTTTCTACACTTGTAACCAAGTAAAGAGGTATCACACACATAGGCTCTCTTCTATCATATTTAAAAATTAGCAAAGGTATTAAATTATCTCCAGCACTATCTATTGCCTGTTGCCACCATTCATTCTTGTACATGGTCTTTTTACCACCAGCCTTATATCTTTTACATTCAATGGCAAACTTATCCCAGTAGATATCAGCCATGCCTTTTGTTTGATACTGATCAAGATTTCTTTTAACTCTTGTGTCTAGTCCTTTAGATTCAAGAATAGTGTTAATCTTATTGACTATAACTCTCTCAAACGCTGCACCTTTGTTTCTGCTGTTTACCATTAATCTAACTCATTAAAAATATATATTGCTGCTATAACGCTGATGACAGCACCTATAGCCACTAAGCCAAACACTGCACCAATAAAATATAGAATCCACTCAATCATTGAAATCAGTCCTTACTACTTTACCACTCATGTAAGTGATTTCTCTGTAGTGCTTACCAGCACCTTTTTGAAAATAATATGTCTTGATTTGATTATCTAGCTTCTCTTGTTCTAGTTCTTCTCTACGCTTTGATACCGCTTTACTATTTTGACCCATTCTTTTTCTCCGCTTTGTAAGAACACATGCCTAGCTTTAAGACCATCTGAGATGCAGTCTCAATATTCATGTTATTTTTAATTGCGAATATCTTGATCTCCTTGTGTAAATCTTCCGATATCCAAAGTGCTTTTTTTGTTTTTTCGTCCATTCTGACTCTCCTTTTTTATATTAATATTTATTTGATAATAAAGCTAGAACTTTATTACCTACTTCTCCAAAAACTGTATACTAGGTTCAAGGGCAAAGGATAAACTCTCCAAATACTTAATACTCTCATATATCTATTTGCCCTTTCTATAAAACCAAATCCACAACATTAGGACTATTGTAAATAGTAAGAGGTTTACCTTTTTGATATTCCTTATACTCTTCTAAATAGTTCTCCATCATTGTCCAGCCATAATCCATTTGCTCTTTAGTAATCCTAAACACCTTAGAAGCATAAGGATGTACTTTCTCTTGTGCTATGAATACAAACTCATCTACATCATATCCAGCCATTTGTATTCCTCTTCTATACCAAGCTGCTTGCATGTCATAGCCATACTTCTTGACTGACTTATTAAAAGCATAAGGCTCACAGGATATAGTTGTTTTATAATCTACTACAACCATCTTATTATCAGAGTTGGGTTGGTCTAAAGGTGGACACATCATGTCAGGTCTGCATTTACAAAGAATGTCATCTTCATACCAGTAAACACTTGCTTCTGCTAATTTGCCTTTAGCATTTAAGTAAGCATTAGCTTCGTAAACCATATTTGCCTTCATTCCTTCTATAACCTCAAGATCAGCTTCTTTGAGAACTATAAATCCTTGCTCCTCATATTCAGCCTTCTCTTCTTTGTAGGCTTTTGTATAAGGTGAGCCTTCCATGACTCTAACTTCTTTATCAAAGGCTTCTCTACCCTCTACAATTAAAGCGTGAGCTGCTGTGCCAAACTTTAGTGTTGGTGTGCTTTCTTGTTTATGTTCTATTGCGTGAAGCTGAGATTCACCAAACCTTCTAATATAACTACTGCTTATACCCACGCCTGCATGGTAATCTTCATTAGGTATATCTTTGTAGATAAGTGCTTGTCCTCTTTGCTCAGATGCAAAGTTCTTTAGTGATTCAATCTTCATGTATTAGCTCCCATTAGATAAGCTATCTCAGTCAATGAATCTCTGACTATATATTCTTTTTCATCTACTTGGACTTTATTCTCTCCAGTAAAGACATCTCTGTAGTAACCCCTTATTTGCCTTTTTGCTAAGATCAATGGTTTTACTTTACCTACTTCGTTTAATGTTATTTCTCTCATGCTATATATCCATTTTGTAATAGATATAATACCCAAGCGAAAAACAACATACCTACAAATGATAGATACATAATTGTGTCGTGCTTCATGTTTACTCCTTTACTTAATTAATATAAATATATTAAATTATATTTATATAATATGCAAGGATTAAATAATTGATTTTAAAACAGGAACAGAATTGAGAGCATCAAGTGTTTCTTGAAGTGAATCTAATTCTATATTATCGGTAATGATTTTTTTATCAAAGGTGAAATAGTTTTGTGATGATGTATTTGCTTTAAACATGATTCTCTTTTGATCGTCATAAAAGAATACAAAAGCCAAGACATCACAATGATAGTTCTTGTATGTATCAGACATTGACCTTGAGTTCTCAGCAGCAAAGACAAACTTCTTTTCTTTAGTAGCCCTTCTGCTCTTAACCTGAACTGTATACATTGATCTGTTAAGTTCAAAACAAAGGTCTGCTGGATGTTTTTCTTGGGTGGGGAAACAAAAGTCTGCGTATTCAAGCAGAAAGGTTTGTACTAAGGATTCGCCTAAAGCTCCAAGTCTTGAATTAGCTTGATGTTGGTCTGATGTCTTTCTTGGCATTTTGACATAAGGCTAATTGCCTTGAGTTATAAGCTGCTCTATTGGGCGTTTGAGTTGCGTACTTGCTTCTTAATACCTCTTCACTTGCTTCTAACCAACAACCCATTTCCATTAATGCTCTTGTTTGTCTAAAATTCATAAAACCTGTTATACCCATTTGATAAGTCATA